CAAATCTACCATCACTAAACTCTGCCAAGTAATCATTTGTTAATATTTCTAGTTCTTTAACTAATGATTCTATTTTGTATGCCAGGAGTCCATTCGTAGAAAATGCTTTTTTAAGCGTTTCAAGTGACGCCAAGTGTTCTTCTTGACTTGATAACTCAGATTCAAGCTGATCAAGTTGGTTCTGAAATTCATCAGTTTGTTCAAGTATAATTCCAATTCTTGTGTTGTGTCGTTCTCGTTTTTCATTTTCTTCTATTACCTCTTGAAGAGCCGACTTACTATCGGTAATTTTTTGACGAAGTTCTCCAACTTGTTTTTGAAGGTTGTTTTCGTCGAGGATACTTGTTGTGAGTTGATGGTCGATACTCCTGTAGATATCTTCCCACTCCTTGATGTTTCTCTTTGCTGACCTATGTAACGCATTTGCTTTCTCCAATTCATGTAGCTTTGCTCTATCTTTATCAGCAAACTGCTGACATTGCTCTGCTCTCTCGGTGTGTTCCTTTACCATTCTGTTAACAAAATTTATATCTATTTCTTGCTCACAGGTTGGACACTCCATATCTTCCATACCCGCTAGGGTTTGATATTTTTCTAACATTTTTTCTTCATGCATCTTTTCTGATTTCCAAGTTGCTGCTGAAGTAATGTATTGTCGTAATTCAACTTCTTCAGGATGTTCTGCTAATAGTCTTTTAAACTCATGCAAATCAATATTATTAAGCTGGTGTTTAAGTTCATTATTATAATTTATTTTTTTATTCTTTTCGGAGATATTTTCAATCTCTATTAATAATGAACGCAAAGATTTCTCATCTTCTTCCGAGTGAAATGGTAAATCCATTTTTGAAAGTATATTCGTATTTTCGAGAAAATTGTCTTCTAACCATTTAGCAATTGTTGCAATTTTCGCATTGCTTACTGTAACATTACTAGAAGTAACTCTTACTGCTTCTTTAAATGTTTCAAAGAACGATACATACTCGTCTAATTTTAATAAATCAATTAGGAACTTTTTACGATTAGTGTCTGTAGCAGTTAGGAACTGTAAAGACGCATTTGTATTTTGGTAAACTAATTGTGAAAAAGTTTTGAAATCAATTCCAAGAACTTCCCCTAGTGTTTTATAAGTATTAGAAGCAGTGTGAGAACTAATATCCTCATCATTCTTTAGTAGTTTACATTTAAGAGTGCTTCTACGAGATACGCTAATATTATAACTATCATTGTCTACAGTAAAATCAAGACTTATATCATAACCTTTATTAACATATCTATTAGCAATATCTGCCTTTTTCACATTCTTACTATTCTTGTTGAATAATACTTCTTCCAATATTAAAGGTATGGAAGACTTACCTACACCATTAGTTCCTACTAATTGTGTAAGTACATCTTTTGATAAATCCAACTCATTATCTTCCCCGTAGGAAAAGCAATTATCCCATTTCAGTTTTTGTAGAATAATCATTAAAAACTCCCATTAATTTTTTTATTTTGGTATCATCAAGAGAAAGAATCTCTTTTAAATACATACTTAGTTCATCAGAGATAGTCATTTCACTACTTAAATTTAAAGTTGCTTCAGTTTCTCTCCTTACTACTTTCTTGTCTAGTAAGTCAGAATTTTTAATATTTGCCAAGTCTTGCACATCTCCTTCTATTTCATAGATAGTATGGTCAAAGTCTGTCTGCACCATTTCAGATGGGTCAGTAACAGTCTTTCGGAGTAACTGTGGTAAGTCAAACTCATACCATGTCCAACACCAATCTTCATCAAAATGATGGGTGTTAGTATCAATAATTAGATACCCCGTATGGACTTTGTTTCTATGAAATGATGTTGTCATCGGGCTTCCAGGGTACACAATATTTCTTTGAGTATTCTCGTGAGCATGTAAGTCTCCTGCAAAAACCGTTTTGTACTTATCAAATCTTTCTAATTCTACTTCTGGTACTACATGAGGTGGTATCTCTCCACGAACATGAGTAAATAGATAGTCTGCATCTATCATTTCTATACTTTTCTTTTTATGCAAATCTGCATAAGGCAGTATCGCCCAATCATCCTCATAGTAAGTTTCTGTAATAACTTCTACTAGAGGATTCAGTTCATTTGTTACTCTCTTTAAATTATCAAAGAAAGTTTTATTCTTACGAGTTGCCTCGTGATTTCCGTCATAAATGATTGTTCTTACTTTACAATCTTTTACAAAATCAAAGTACAAAGTAAGCTCATCCATAGAAGGGACTCGATCAAACAAGTCCCCTCCAATGATGTGTAGATTTACATTATGTTCATCTATAGCTTCTTGCACTTGTTCATAGAACATTTGATATCTAGTACACGCCCATGCGGTCGGTACATTCTTTTGTCCTAGTTTTATATGCCAATCTGCTGTAAATAAAATCATACTACGAAATCTTCTCCTGGTTGCCATTCACAACCTGTCAGTCCACCAGCTTTGATGCCCATTAAAGTTCTAAGAACTTCATTAGCATTTCTGCCTGTGTCAAGTGCATTAACACTTACATGTTGAACTATGTTATCCTTATCAATAATATAAGTAGCTCTATAACATACACCCTCTTCTTCATTCACTATTCCTAGTGCTGAAGATAATCCTAGTCCACAGTCTGCAGCTAGTGAGTGTTGTATATTTCCAATGAGATTATTGTCTTGTTTCCAAGCTAGTTTACAAAACTCATTATCACCACTAATACCAATAACATTAGCTTCTTCTACCAAGCAATCCATCCCTGATATCTCAGTTGGACAGATAAAGGTAAAATCCTTAGGGTAGAAGTATACTACTGTATAATCGTACTTAGTGGGTTGATAGTTTTCTGAAACAGATACTTTTACAAACTCATTGAGTTGATTTACACCCTGCAAATCAAATGCAGGGAACTTCTCGCCTACCCCAATCATGATACATCAAATTCGTCAGCAACTTCAGCTGGTGCGTCACCACCTGAGTCAGTAACTCTTCTCAATAACTCTAACTGTGCGTCAGCTGTTGGTCTTGGTAAGACATCGTCCATAGACTTTAGTTCTGCAACTAAGTCTTTTTCCCAATCTTCAAGTTCTCTTGGTTTACACTTAAGAACTTGTAATTGATACTCAACATTAAATACCTGTGGGCCAGTCTTCTTTCTTTTGAAATGGATGTCATATCCTGTGACTGGGTCTGTTGGGTCTCCCAACTCTTCCATAGCTACTATCATTTGGTCGAATAGTTTTCTCTTTAAATTAAGAACCTTTACCTGTTTATCAGAGTAGTCTATACACTGAACGGCGTAAGACCATCCACATTTTAAATCTGGGTAGAAGTCACGAACATGGTCATGTTCTTTGTTATTAAAGGTTTCTGAATTACGGTCAAATGATAAACACTCCATAGGAATATTTTTACCATTCTCCCCTTTTATCCAATAGACATATCTAGGTAGTAAGTCACCAACCATTCTTAAATGATGGTCTTCTTTACCTGCATAGTTATAGGTTTCGATTTTTTCTTTTTGGGCTGAGCCCTTGGTTTGGTTGAATCCAATTGCCATTTTTATTCTCCTGTTGTCTCCTCAAACATAAAGTGTACCCGTCCATCTTTAAATTCAAGCAGTCTATTATTATTTATAATTTCTTCCGATATCGGTGACATCAGAAAGTCTAGTGTGGTGTCTTTTGTATTAACATAGTTGTGATAGTTGCGAAATGATGCGACACCTGCATATTCCGCTACCTCTTTATCACTAAATGCTCGTCCTCGTTCAAGTAAATCTTTCGGGTTAAGAAGATAAGACTTGCCTCCGAACTTATACTTGTAAAACTTAAAAGTTTTATCATAGTAATTTTTTGGTGGAAGTTTGTAAGTTATAATCCTAAGTATCTGAATGATGTCCCCAACATTCCCTTTGCTTACTTTTACAATCTTATTCCAGTCAAATAGTAACATATATTATAACACTTTTCCGAGATGTTGTCAAGAACTATTTTTCTCAGCTTCATTGGAACTGATAGTTCCTGGGTTAGGAGCAGTCGTTAGTTCCCCATCTGCGCCCTGCTTTCTTCTCATTTTTTCTACATCGTTTGGATCGAGAGTCGCATGTACTCCTGCCACAGCCATATCTATCAATTTACCTTGAAATATATGACTTCCACAATGCATGAGTTCTACCATTGGTAGTGCCCAGATATCTATGCCCATATCTCTACAAACTTCTGAGAACATATAATCCTCACTTAGATATCTATTTTGCTCATTGATTATGCAATCAAAATATGCCATTATTTGTTCCCCTTCTGCAAACTCTCCCTCTCTTAAATGGTCAGGAGTGTATAGTCTTTCAGGGTGTTCTTCGTTGTATTTCTCAAATACAGACCTATGTATAAGCATAAATCCTGTTGCACCTTCTTTAATTTTAACAGGTTCAAAGATAGGAGCTTGCCCATCTGGGTACTCATCTGGTAAAGGATTAAATACCATATCCCCTGCTACCTTTTCTAGTAAGTGCGGTGTTTCGTCATACATACCGCTTTTAGCTGCATGTAATACTTTCTCCCACGCTATTGTTTTCTTTGGATATAAACCACAGAAGACTTGTAAGTCATCTCTAGTAGACATCAAATGCCACATATACATTAAATCCATTGCTCCCCAAGCTATGTCACTATCAACAAAAAATAACCAGTCAGCATCACTTTTCATAAAGTTAGCCGCACAGTAGTTCCTTGCTCTAGTAATTAAACTTTCATTAAACATATAATAGATTTGTAACTGTAAACCATGTTGCATAGTAA